TCATCCCGTATATCCCCGATGCAGTCCGAACCGATGCAAGATAGTCCTTTTAAGATTCGACCTAATCCAAGTCAATGACAGATAAACCCAAAAAGACCCAGCCGCTGCGAGGGGCGACTGAACCGAGGGTTCACAGCCCACTTCTCAAAGGCAAATCTAGAGCCAGTGAAGTTTTAGAGATGATTGAGCGTCTAAAGATGGATGAGCTGATGCCATATCAGAAGTTCATCCTTAATCAGATGCTGATGGTCAATAAGAAGAATCAATATCGAATCAAGACCGCGCTGCTTTTGATAAGTCGTCAAAACGGAAAGTCACATCTAGGCAGAGTACGCATTATCTGGGGCATGTTTTATGGTGGCGAGAAGAAGCTGATTATCATGTCAGCCAACCGAGCAACATCGCTCATGCTCTTTCGAGAGATTGCATGGATCATAGAATCAACGCCGGAACTTAAAGCAATGACAAAGGCAATCCGCTACGCCAATGGTGGCGAGCGAATAGAGCTGCTCAATGGATCAACTCTCGATGTCATATCGGATAACTCATCCTCACCACGCGGAAGAACAGCAGACTTTCTTTGGATCGATGAAATACGTGAAATCTCAGAAGATGGCTACAAAGCAGCTGTGCCAGTAACTCGAGCACGTGCCAACGCACAGACATTCCTAACTAGCAACGCCGGAGATCACTTTAGTTCTGTCCTCAATGGGTTAGTCGAACGCGCTAAGGATTATCCGCCAGAAACCTTTGGCTATTACGAATACTCAGCGCCTCAGTATTGCAAGATTGACATCACGTCCGATTATTTTTGGAAAAGCGCTGTAGCACCGAGTAATCCAGCATTGGGCTACATAATTACAAAAGAATCAATTGAGGAAGCGATAGCGACCAACCCAATCGAGCAGACTCGTACAGAAACGCTTTGCCAATGGATTGACTCATTGCAATCGCCCTGGCCTCATGGAGTCTTGGAAGAAACGTCAGATAACACACTTGAAATGGCTGTGGGTGCTTATACAGTCTTTGCATTCGATGTCAGTCCGTCAAGGCGCAACGGATCGCTGGTTGCAGGTCAATTATTGCCAGATGGCAGAATTGGTATTGGAATCCTAGAAACCTACAGCTCTCAAATGGCAATTGATGAATTGAAGATGGCAGCTAGCATTAAAGCCTGGTGCGACATCTATAAGCCGCGTTTAGTCTGCTTTGACAAATACGCTACTCAGACGATTGCAGACAGACTTTCTCAAGCTGGTGTAATGACAGAGGATGTGTCAGGCCAGCAGTTCTACAAAGCCTGTGGTGACTTATTAGAGGGCTTAGTCAATCATCGAGTAGTCCACAATGGACAGGCAGAATTGATCCAGCAGATGAATAACTGTGCAGCCAAAGTCAATGACTCTGCATGGCGAATCATTAAGAGAAAATCCGCTGGTGATATTTCAGCACCTATTGGCCTTGCAATGGTTGTTTCCAAGCTGATGCTTCCAGCACCCAAGCCACAAATTATTGCCTAGACACAACACACCCTAATTGTCAAATATTGGACAAAGTGTGCTAATATGTAAACATGGGTCGCATACTGCAAACATTCGGATTACAAACTAAACCAATCCTCGAAGCGCAGTCCGCCCCTCAAGTTTTAGGTGAGTACTCGCCGTATGCAATGCCGTTTCAATTTGCCTATGTTGGCAGAACAGAAGCTATCTCAATTCCCGCGTTGCAGAGATGCCGCAACTTATTAGCCGGAACTATCGGCGCGATCCCACTCGAGTTGTATCGCAAATCTACAAATGAAGAGATTGGCTCACCATTATGGATGGAGCAACCTTCTTACTCACAGCCACGATCAGTAACAATCGCCTGGACTGTTGATTCATTATTGTTCTATGGGCAAGCTTTCTGGAAAGTTGTTGAAGTCTATAACGAAGATGGTCGTCCATCACGATTTGAGTGGATTGCTAACTCTCGCGTAACTGCAACACTTGACAAAGATAATGTATTTGTCAAATCTTACGCAGTCGATGGCACAACATTACCGATGGATGGATTAGGTTCACTTATCACATTCCAGTCATTAGGCGATGGAATCCTTAACAGCGGTGCTTCAACAATCCGCGCTGCAATCGATGTACAGAAAGCCGCTGCTATTGCAGCAGGTACTCCAATGGCTACTGGCTACATTAAGAACAACGGAGCAGACCTTGATCCTAAAGAAGTTCAAGGATTACTAGCTGCATGGAAGAACGCTCGCAATAATCGTTCTACTGCTTACTTGACTTCTACTCTTGAGTACACACCAGTTTCATTCTCTCCTAAAGAGATGATGTATAACGAAGCAATCCAAAATCTTGCTACAGAGATTGCACGCCTTTGCAATGTACCGGCTTATTATGTTTCTGCTGAGATGAATAACTCAATGACGTACTCGAATGTCCAAGATGAGCGCAAGCAATTCCTAAGCCTATCCTTGCAACCATTCATTACAGCAATTGAAGATCGTCTATCTATGGATGACATTACTGCTCGCGGTCATGTGGTCAAGTTCGATATTGATAAGACTTTCTTGCGTACTGATCCACTTGCCGAACTTCTCGTAATTGAAAAATTGCTATCGCTTGGACTTATCACAACAGAACAAGCTATGGAAATGACAGACCTAACACCTAATGGAAGCAATGGTATGGAATGACACAAATCGTAACCCTTACAGCTGAACTCACAGCAGATTCCGCTAGCCGCACCATCTCTGGCAAGATTGTGCCATTGAACGTTGAGGCAGGTTCGACAAATTATGGCAAGGTAATCTTTGAGTCAGGATCAATCGAGATTCCAGAGCCTAAGTCAATCAAGCTGCTAAGCCAGCATGATGTTAAGCGCCCTTTAGGCCGCGCAGTAAGTTTCTCCGAATCAGATGATGCAATCAACGCAGTATTCTCAATTAGCCGTTCACAACGCGGTACAGAAGCGCTAATCCTTGCAGAAGAAGGATTGCAATCAGGACTTAGCATCGGTGCTGAAGTTCTCAAGTCCAAGATCAAGGATGGCGTGACTTATGTGTCCGCTGCTCGTTTGGTCGAAGTAAGTTTAGTAACAGAGCCAGCCTTTAAGTCTGCACAAGTTACTGATATAGCGGCAGAAGAATCTGCCGTAGAAGAAACAACCCAACCAACAGAAAGCGAGATAGCCAACGTGGAAAATACCACTCCAGCCGTCGAAGCAACACCAGTTGAAGCACCAGCGGTTGAAGCTGCTCGCCCAACTGTAACAGCAATGGCTTACACAAAGCCACGCATTGAAGTAACAGCTGCTAAGTATGCAGAGAACACAATCCGCGCAGCACTAGGTGATGAGTCAGCTCGTCAGTACCTACTTGCAGCAGCAGACACAACAGACAACGCAGGTCTAGTACCAACACGTCAGTTGTCTGAAATCATCAACCCACTCGGAACAACAATCCGCCCATCAATCGATGCAATCTCTCGCGGAGTGCTTCCTGATGCAGGTATGACATTTGAAATCCCAAAGATTACACAGATGCCAACAGTTGCTATCGAGCCAGAAGGTGACGCATTCAGCGACACAGATCAGAACTCATCTTTCCTATCTGTAACAGTACAGAAGTATGCAGGACAACAGACATTCTCTGTTGAATTGCTAGATCGTACATCTCCAGCATTCTTTGATGAACTAGTTCGCAACATGGCTGCTGCATACGCAAAGGCAACAAACTCAGCAGTAAACGCAGCACTTATTTCAGGTGCTTCACTTGATGCAACAACAGTTGCAACATACCCAACAGCTGCAGAGCTTCTAGGAATTGTTGCTCGCGGTTCGGCTTCTGTCTATGGAGCAACAGCAGGACTTCCAAATCCATTTGCTCGCAACATGGTTGTATCAACAGGACAATGGTCAAACATCATGTCACTTAATGATGCGGGGCGCCCAATCTATACAGCCACGAATCCGATGAACGCAGGCGGAGCAGTAGCGCCTACATCACTCACAGGTAACGTTGCAGGACTCAACCTTTATGTTGATCCTACAAACGCTGGCGATGGCGATGGAACAATCCTCATCGTAAACCCAGATGCTTACACATGGTATGAGTCACCAACATACCGCCTACGTGCAGAATCAACAGCAGCAGGTCAAGTAACTATCGGTTACTACGGCTTCGGTGCAATCGCAACTAAGGTTGCAGCTGGTGCGTTCAAGAACAACAAGGCATAAGTAACACCCTAAGTCGCTGGGAGTGGGGCGCAGCCCTTGCTCCACTCCCAGTCTTTAGAAAGGATTGAAATGGCACTGACAACAGTTTCAGAACTCCGCACAACTCTCGGAGTCGGTACGTTGTACACAGATGCCGTTTTGCAGGAAGTGTGTGACGCCTCAGATGCAGTCCTACTTCCAATGTTGTGGGCTCCTAAATGGTTTCCTGTAGCACATAGCAATGTTGTAGGTACAGGCACTTTATACTTTGATATTCCAGTAAAAGATATCTTCTATGTTGGTCAGACTGTAACCATTGCCAACTCAGGCACTAAGTACAATGGTTCTAAGACAATCACAGCCGTTGAAACATATTCTATTTCTGTAACAACTACTCACACAGTCGATCAGGCTAAACACCCAATTGAGCCATTTGGTACAGTCACAGGCGAAACTTACACAGACTGGACAACAGACATGGCAGTCCAGCAAGCAGCTCTTATGATTTCAGTTGAAATCTGGCAAGCTCGCACAACTACTCTCAATGGTGCTAACACAGTAGATTTCCAACCATCGCCTTATCGGATGTCGGCGCAACTTTTGGCAAAAGTCAGAGGGCTCATTGCCCACGCACTCGATCCAAGATCGCTTATCGGGTAGGCCATGCCAGTTGCTCTCACTACTCTTAGAACCACGATTGCGACTGCTTTAGTCGATAATACAAAGTGGCAAGTATTTGCTTTCCCACCAGCAACAGTGCTTGCTAACTCTGTAATTGTTTCACCCGATGATCCCTATCTAGAACCGAATAACAACCAGCACAATACGATTGCACCAACGGCGCGCTTTCGGATTCTAATCTGTGTGCCTTTATTCGACAACGAGGGAAATCTCAATGGAATTGAAGATGCCTTAGTTGGCGTGTTCAACAAACTCGCAGCATCCACATTGACCTATAATGTGGGAGCAGTAAGCCAGCCAAGCGTTTTAAGCGCGGCATCTGGCGACTTGCTTAGCTGTGAGATGTCACTATCCGTTCTAACTACCTGGAGTTAATATGTCCGAATGGGAACAAGAAAACGAAGCCTTCCTGAAGAAAATCGGGCAGGTTAGCACACCAGCACCAAAGCCAGCATCTACTAAGAAAGACGAGGAATAATCCTAATGGCTGTATTTCTAAATAACAATGTCGGCGTTAAGATTAACACTGTTGATCTTAGTGACCATGTAACAGCAGTTACAATCAACCGCGTATTTGATGAACTCGAAGTAACAGCGATGGGTGATAACTCACACAAGTTCGTAAAGGGCTTGGAAGCATCTACTGTAACAATCGACTTCCTCAATGACACAGCTTCTGCAAACGTTCTAGCAACGCTCCAGGCTGCATGGGGAACAACTGTGACTTGCGTATTCCTACAGACAAAGGGAACAATAGTCTCTGCTACTAACCCTCTATACACAGTTTCATTGCTAGTCAATAACACAACAGACATCAATGGTGCTGTTGGCGATATTGGTACTCAGTCAATCACATTTACTGCAAACTCAACCATTGCAGTAGCCACAACAGGCACTTTCTAAACAACTAAACAAAGGGGCAAAGCATGGCAAAGTTAAAAGTAACAAGGGCAGATGGATCAGTTGGAGAATATCCAATCACTCCATTGGTGCAGTATGGTTTTGAGATTTACGCTAAGAAGGGCTTTCACAAAGCGTTCATCGAAGATCAGAAGCAAAGCGATATCTTCTGGCTAGCCTGGGAATGTATCCGCCGTTCGGGTGAAACTGTTAAGCCATTCGGAGAGCAATTCATTGAAACCTTGACAACAGTCGAGGTCTTAGATGATGACCCTTTGGCTTAGGGCGCGACTCGATCACCTATCTGATTGCTAAATTAAGTGTCAGACTCGGGATCGCGCCACAACAATTATTAGAGCTAGATGAAGTAATGCTAAAGAACCTAATCAAGGTTCTACAGGATGAAGCGAAGGAGATACAAAATGCCAGTAAACATCAAAGGCGCCGTTGAACTTCGCAAGGCACTTCGAAACTATGCTCCAGATTTAGCTAAAGAAACCCAAAACGAAATTGCTAATGTCCTTAAGCCTGTTGTAAAAGAAGCTAGAGGATTTGTTACAGTTTCGCCATTAAGTAACTGGGCGCGTGAAGGTGGCAAGTTTCCTGTGTTTAACGCATCTATTGTTAAACGCGGTATTGGTTATAAGACAACACCATCAAAGCCTAACCGCAGAGGCTTTACGGCGTTAGCGCAGATTCGTAACCTTTCAGCAGCAGGTGCTATTTATGAAACAGCAGGGCGTTTAGCCCCAGGCACAGAGCCATCATCACGCCCTAACTTTGCACAAGCAATGGGGCCACTAACTGGTTCAGGTAAAGATCGTGGTCGTTTAATTTATAAGGCTTGGGAAAATGACAAGGGCAACGCTACAAAGGCTGTTGTAAGAGCCATTGAGAATGCAGGTAAAAAGTTTAATGCAACAGTAGGGAAGCGATAATGGCTGGTCCAGTAATTGATATTGCCGCCCAGTTTACCGGCAATAAAGCATTCAAGCAGGCAGAAACAGCAACACAAAAGCTTGAGAAGTCTGTAGGTAAGTTAGGCAAGCAACTACTTGGAGTCTTTGCTGCTTCTAAAGTTTTGGCATTTGGTAAGAATGCGGCTAAAGCATTTGCAGCTGATGAAAAGGCTGCACGATCTCTTTCTTTAGCTTTAGCAAACACAGGCAATGCCTTTGCTTCCATCGAGGTTGAAAAGTTTATTGCAGACTTACAACGCGCTACAGGTGTCCTCGATGACAATTTGAGGCCCGCGTTTAGAACCCTATTGACAGCCACAGG